TCAAACTGGAATCCTTTGTAAGTCGTTCGTTTTCAGTAGGAAAGAAGAATGAGAATGTCTTGAGCAATGAAAAGTAAACTTCTTCTCTATTCCTGCTGAAACAGCCAGCTTTACAAGTATCCGGTTTGTTTCTGAATTACAACCTAACGCAGCCAATTTTTCAATATTGTCATACTTATGCAAAATTCTTAATGCCTTGCCCGAGAACAAAATATAAAGCGGAATATTCAGTTTAACCCCAGTCTTCATACTGTTCAGACAAAGCCACTCATGCCCATCAATCATCACCAGATTCTTATAATCCAGATGGCAAAAATCTGAAAACCGCAGACCGACATAACAGCAAAACAGAAAGGCATCAAGTATATGCCGATGACTGTCATGTTTTTCATCAATCTTTAACCGCTCTAATTTCTTAAGTTCATCCGGTAACAGAAAATGATGATCTTTTTTCTCTTTCTTCAACTTGTATTTTTTAAAAGGATATGCTTCTTGTGTAATATATCCCTGATTGATAGCTTCGTTGACAAGCGTCCGTAATTGACGCATGTGCTTATGAATGGTATTCACCTGCAATCCTCTAATTCGAAGAAAATTTTCAAAATCTTTTAGGAAGGTATAAGTCAGATCTGAAAAGTCGATAATAGTACGAAATTCTCTCAACAACGTTACAGTAGTCATCATATTATCTTTTGTGCTTTGTCTGCGGTCCGAGCTCTCTATTACTATTTTAGCAAACTTGATAAATGACACGGAAGGGCGTATTCCTTTTCTGACTGCCTCCTTTAAAAGGGATAATGTCACTTCAACCCCTCGTTTCCAATATCCTAATTCTATGGCTTGCAGCTCTAATATATGTTCATATAGCATTGCGTTCAACTCATTTGACTGGGGATGGTTAATCACTTGCGCTCCCTCACGGCTCCAACATTCCGGCTTGAGGTAAACATTGGTCTTTAAATAAATTTTCCTTTGATTGAGATAAGCTTCAATTTGAACTAATGCTGTGCCTTGCTTATTCAACTTTTTTTGCCGGTTGAAAACCAACCTGTATCGTATCTTCTCTAGCATATTTTTATTTTAAATTTAGCAACAATCTACAACATAATCAAATTAGACAACATGAAATCTTATTTCTAGATCTGGGGGAACTACTAGGTATTGATAATACTATTATTAAAAATAAAAATAGTAATGTGAAAGATTTTAATAAGGCAGTGGAAGCAGGCGTGTATCAAGTCAATTTAACTAATAACATCCCTCCTGAAGCCAATGGACCAACAAATCTTTATGGTAATGGCATTTTAATTGTTTTTACATCTATCCATTTTGTTGGTCAAATGTATATTCCTATTATGTTTACTAATATTAATTATATTTGCATAAGAGAGCGTGCAGAATCTATTTGGCAAGAATGGAGAAAATTTGATGGGACGAAGCTTTAAGCTCCCTTCTGGGGGAACTGATTGGAGTTACGACACCTACAAAAGATGGACTAATGCCAAAAAATCAAGTGTGCAGAAATATTGGAAAAAACGATAATTCGTACTGTTGTTTAAAATTTGAGATTAAGTCATTTGGTGAATGGGTTAATGGCTTTCTATATGTGGCTGACACTAATGGCGTCACTTCTACAATCGCTGTTTCTGCGACTATATGGAACACAACTAGAGTTTATTGCAAACTCATTAATGGAGGGAATGAATATATACAATCGATTTCTTACAAAAAAGAAGCAGACTCAATGTTGATATTCATTAAGATCAGTCAATATGCTAATATCTTATTTGCCCCGATGTCCAAATATTACGGTTCCTCTTTAGAAACAGTGTCATCAATTCCGAGTGACGCTATTAATGTTAATTTTTTAACATAAAACAAGTCGTAAGACCGACCTGGGGGGACTGATCGGGATAAATAATACATGGTTAAGGTATAGAGATGTTAGAAGTATAGAATCTCAAGACATATTAGATTCTATGCAATATAGCGGAATATATGGGTTATCAGAAAAATCAGTATTAGAATATGTCCGTAATTGCATTTTAATTGTAGCCGGTAATCCAGGTGTCATTTGTATTCAAAAATTGTATAATTATGACGGAAGTATCTATAAATATCGAGTGAAATGGTATGGTAACAATTGGGGTAATTGGCGAAACGTATATTTTGTATAGAAAAAACTGGTGGTCCGGTACAAGCCGGTTCCACCAGAAGTTGATTAATCAGGTGTAGGTGTAATTATTTCGCCTGTAATACTAGAAAAATTAGAAAATTCTATTGTTGAAAAAATCGGTCTTGTTCTTCTAACCAATGAAACCTTATACGAAATAGAAGAATCATCCGACTTAGGTAATACATATAATTTACTATCCGCATATTTAAAATCGCACCAATTCTTTCCCATATATTTTATTTCTATATTTTTATCTCCTATAGGCATTGACATCACTCTATAAAATGCAGTATTAGCTCCTGAATAGATATATATTTCTATTAACGAAGAAGAAGTATATAAACCATTAGAATCAGCTTCATAGTCAATAATCAAGCCTTTTCCTCTTGCTATATCAGTTACTACAAATATTTTACTCATTAATCCATTCTTATCTGCTGTAGCCGTACCAATCAGTTCCCCCAGAAGCATGCTTATGCTATTCCTCTGTTAAAAAGAATACCATGATTGCCAACCTTGATTAGCCCAATTCTGCCTATATTTGGGCCTACTTGAACCTTGCATATCATACACGATTTGTACAACTAAAACATTAGCTCTAAATATTATTAGTCCGCCATATTTATATGGAGAATCTTGACATCCATCTAAACCATACATTCCTGGATTAGTATAATCGTCAATAGACATATTGGATATTATTTTAGATCTTTCTATAAAGCCTCCTTTCCAAGCAAGTCCGTTGCTTGTTTCGCTCACAACAGGTAGAAGTTCCCCCAGGACTTTCGCAGCAGCCGTTGACGAAGTCAAAGTCGGGTTCTTGGAACCATCCAAAGTACGGAGCCAAGAGAAGGTATCGGACACCGGCAACTGGTCTTCAAACTCATCTGTTCCGGCTGCCGCAGCGGCAGCGAATGTTGAAGTTTCTGACAAAGCCATAACCATTTTTGCAGAAACCATGTTAACCATTTCATCAACAGTAACCTGTTGTTCATTTCCTTCCGCATCAACCGCTTTAAATCCAACTATATTGTTCAAATCCAATTCACTCATAATATTCAATTTTATAAAGTTTCTATTTCAAATTCCAGTTTCTCGATGTGCTTGTCAATACATGCATTCACCTCCTCATTGAAGTTAGCGATATCCAGCTCCACACACCCGGCACTTGACCTGGCACTGCTGTAGATACGGACAAACCCGCCATTATTCAATGTTCCTTTGGCCAGCTTCAGTTTAGCCAGTTCGTCATTGATCCGGCTGGCACGCTCCAAATTCTCAATCTTCATGTTGTTCCTCCTTCTTTTTATCCAGATAATCATTCAACGAATCGGCCAGCAAGCCGGACAACATAGGGGTAGAACGTCTTATGATATCCACCTCCTCTTCGTCAAGTTCCACACCATCTACAGTCGACTTGAAGATTTTCTCCGCAAGGAGATGCGCCTTCAAGCCCGCTACGTTCTTATATATCCAGTCACCGAAGGCCTCAGTGATGTTACTGGCTATAAGCTTTTCTTTTTTAATCCCATCATAAATAGGGAATTGTGCAAAATTTATTCTCATACTTTATATTTAAATTATCCGCAATAATAATCTATCCATCTGCCTCTTGCATCATATACAAGCATGTGACTGTGCTGTAAAGGAACAAAAGAAGTATTTGTATCTCCATTATTCGCATTCATAAAAGTACCTCCCGTAAGTGTCACCCTTGCCGTATTGTATTTCTTTATGAACAACACCTTCCCAACATACGCATCAGGCATCGTGACAGTTATATCGGACGTGTTGGTAAATGATATTATATCATCATTAGAATTCAGCTTTGTACTGACCGCTACAGCCCTTGCATTCAGCGTAAGCCCACGTATGGACACATAACTGTCATTGTTCGGATGAAGGAAAATGTTACCCCCCTCCACGAACAGAGGAATGCTCAGGGTCTTGATGTGCATCCCGATCATGGCATTCGGACTCTGTATGTCAATTCCGGCATCATACGATATCCCTTCGATTGTGACAAATTTCGTGTTCCCTCCGATTTTTACACGTGCAAATGTCCTTTCGTTATAAAACTCTATCTGTCCGGCGGACAGGTTGAAACCGACATAGGAATCCGTCCCCTCATAAAGAGTTTTTGAGGACAACATGCCGGAATCTATGGAAAACGGACCGATACGTCCTTTATCCGCTGTGATTGTTCCTGTAATCTCTGCATTCTTACATTTGAAATACCCGGTTACGCCGTTGATAAGAAGAGTTTCACCTTTGTCATTAAAAGATTTGAGAACCTTGTCTTTGAACATAAATCCGGCTACATTCGCACCATCGGCAAACAGGGTGTCGGTAGCGATATTCACAAACTTCTGCATAGCTTCCCAGTTCGAATCCCCGTTGACAGATGTGGGTGCAGCTGTAACGGAAGCACCGTAATTCTTTACAAGGAAATTATAATAAACTCCCCCTATCAGATATATGACCTTATCCCGGTAATCCGCATTCCAGACATAAGTCTGTCCTGATGTGAATACACCTCTGTCACGGGGAAACGCACCCGTAGCTCCTGTTGCTCCTATGGAACCATCATTTGCAACACCCACACCCTTCTCGGCCACATAATTGTCATTCCAAGCAGCAGCATCGGAAGCTGATTTATAAGCCCGGACGGCAAACTGGGTGTATCCGGCTGTCGCAGGTACGGATATCTGGCTGTTCAGTGTCGCACCTACATGAGCCAGCCAGCTTCCGTTGTATTTGCGGGCTGCCAGATAAAGCGTGCTGCACGTGCTTACATTGCCTGCCACATTCTGTTTGCAAGTGACAAGGAATCCAGACGGGGATGGCGTGCCTGTTGAAGTGAAGTTGATCACGCTGACAGGACTGTCCAGCCAGTAGGATGCCGACGGTCCGATGGGAGCAACCATCTCCTGCCAGTCCGCATGTACCGTCCGGTTCGCAGATCTGCCGGCGAGGATGTATCCGCCGTCTCTTTTCCTGCGGAGTCTGCCGTTTCTGAACTTGGCGATTTTAATAGGAGGGTTGGAGGTTTCAACCTTGCTTAAGTAAGATCCTCCGGCAAACGATACTGTACTGTTCTTGGCATACGGAGTATTGGCGGATTCCCAATGACCGGCTGCTGTGATACTCTCACCATCCTTTCCGTCACTGCCGTCCACAACCATCGGGACAGTTTCGACATCAACCGCCTGACCGTTCACGTAGAACACGAACTTCAAGCTACTGGTAAAATTACCGGAAGCCACCCCGACACCATCACCGATGGGAACCTCGGCCGCACCGTCACGACTGTACTTTAACTCCCCGTCCGTTGTGGCCGTAGTGACCGCACCGACTGTCTTCATACGCCGACAGGATACCGAAGCCACACTGTAACCGCCGTTCTTGTTCTTGCTGACCATCGTGGCCGAAGTGACAAGGCTATAAATTACCGCATCAGAACCGTCCGCCCCGCCACGGACACCGGTTATCTTGAAAGTCAGTTCACGGGTATAGAGCTGCCCGTTCTTCATTGCAGCCAATGTGATGGTGACCGTATTCTGTTCCGGAACCGACTTTCCGGCAGCGACGGATATCGCCACCGCTCCGGTGGCCTTGCTTGTGCTTGCCGTGAAACCGGCAGGCGTGCTGACAGTCAAAGATTCAAGGGTGAGTTTCTCGGTACCGTACCACATGGACACATGGGTAGTCCATGACTGTGCGGAAGTAGTAACGCCGGTACTGGTAAGAGCGACGCTCACCATCTCATTGTCAAGGTCGGCCATGATATTCGACTCCCCGTCCTTACTCCAACGGTGCACAGGGGCCGGAGTGCTCCATTCACTCCATACTCCATCACGCTTCACACGTTTGCACGCCCATTCCACCTGATGGTCGGCATCCACGCCAAGAAAATCATCTGTCCAGCCTTCCGGTATATAATCATCCTGCTGCTTCGATTCCGGCTTGTCAGGGGTAAGGCCGATGATGTTGGTACGGGTGTAGATCCACTCGTAACCTTTGCCGTCCTTACCGTCAGTCCCGTCTTTGACCATGACCATCCACAAACCATTCCGATATATGTAAGTACAATGGTCAGCCGTATTCCGGTAGCTGTCACCCTCTTTGGGGTTGGCAGGAGCGGTGGCGAACTCACCGAGAAAAGTGATGCTCTCGCCTTTCAGCTCACGCCCGTCAAGCAACATGTCCCAGTCCGCATGCACGGTCCAGTCGGCCGACTTTCCGGCAAGGATATAACCGCCGTCTCTTTTCCTACGGAGTCTGCCATTTTTGAACCTTGCGATCCTGATAGGAGGATTGGAGGTCTCCACCTTGGATATAAAGACACAGTTGGCAAGAGTTACCATTGTATTGGCACTATATGGTGTGTTGGCGGATTTCCAATGACCGCCACCGACTACAGACAGCCCCGGATCACCCTTGTCACCTTTGGCGGCTGATACAAGCCAGTCCGGATTATTTTCGGACGGCTCGGAAGTGGTGCCCTTGTCATTGACGCACAACCATGTGGAGCCATTATGGGGCACACGGGAATAATACGCATACTTCCTGCCCGGCTCCCAGCTGGGGAAGTCAATAGGAACGCGGACTGTACTGCCGGTAATTTCATCAATTTGAAAAATCAGTCCCGTCATGATGATATCCTGCAATACCGCCGAAAACCTGTCGCAGTTGATCCCGTTGATGGTCATGCCCTTCTTCTTGCCGAACCAGCTCTTCATTTGTGCCGGCTCCGGGTCCCAGGTGTTGGCATTGTCAACAAGGGTGATGCAGCAGTTGCCATCACGCACGTCTATGATGATATAGGTCTGACGCTCCTTGTCGGTGAAGTTGCCCGTCTGTCCGAGACGCATCTCGTTATGGGGGACGAACTCATATCCGGGACGAGGAACCATCACGAATGTCTTCTCATTGTAATCTGCGGAAGTGATACGGTACTGTACCTTTCTGAAACCAATAAAGTCACCGGTAGTGACGCTTTTGTCATGCCAGAAGCCCAGGAGGATATCGTCCGGCTTTTGCCCCAGCGGCACACCATCCTCCAGATCGGGGGTGATAGTATAGCTGCCGTCACTATTGGCGACAAAGCTTTTTATCTTCAGCCCTCCGCCGGGGCTGATGGTATTATATCCCTCAAAATAGGTCTGACGGTTGAAACGAAGTTCGGGAACACTCAGGGAGCTACGCAGGACCAGAGCCTCCAGCTCGGCACGGGCGTCCTCACCGATATAACCGCCTTTAACACCAGTGAAAAAGTCACCGAAAGTAAGACTTTTACCTATTTTCGCCCCACCCAGCAAAGAAAGCAAATAATCAGTAGAATCCGGCTTATCCTTATGAATAAACATATCATCCAACTCACTTTTGTCAGACAAGGCATCAATCATGGCCAACAACAAAGAACCGACACGCAATGCCGTATTCGCTCCGGCATTACGCTCATCTCTTATCTGCTCCGCCAGTTTTTTTAATGTGTCTTTAATATCCGCCATTTACTTTTTTATTCCAAAGAAACAACAAAGCCCAAAACCGTAAAAAGACATTATTTCTTTTTATGACGCCCCCACAAATGTGAGCGCATGGAGGTACTGCGCTTGTGATTCGCCTCTTCAACCTTCTCCACGAGCAGACCACAGAACTCCTCACCATACATATATGCCATCTGCTCTTTCAAGACCATGACCGAAGCAAAATAGGCTCGTGAGAACCATTCACGGGGAGTTCGCGGCCAACCTTCTGTAACCTTGCCAGACTTTTGCTCGCGTACCCGTTCCTTTCTATTTGACCAGTCCAAAAACTCAAGATTGCCACCATTGCCATGCTTATACCCACGCCCGGTACCACAATCCTGATAAATGCCATACTCCAAGAATTTATGCTGAATGGTAGCCAAGCCTTGTGTGGACGATGCCACATTGCCCGTGATATCATTGTGCAAGTATGCAGTATCATATACTTGCAAGCGCACAATTTTCTCACGCCAAATGGTTATCATCATCTCTTGCCACGCATCGATGTATTTTCTACGGTCTTCATCTGTGGCCGCCGGACGCTTCTCATTCCTCCCACTCATCACTGTCATAAATTAGAGATACCGGTTCAGAAACATCAACCATAAAATACAGACCCGTACATCCGGAAATAAAGTATTCACCCAGTTCACGTGAATACACATTATCCGTATTCAGGTACACCAGTTCGTCATCCAGATTCTCACGGTCAACCAGCATCCTGCTGTGCACCTGGCGGAACAGCTGCCGGCACACCTCCAGTGCCGCCTGGCGTTCCACCATATCACTGATACGATACCGCATCATGAGAAACACGGTAAAAGTACGCTTTTTAAAATATCCTCCGGAACGCTTCTCGGTCACTCCGTCATTCGTATCATCTACCGCGAAAAAAGCGGATTCGCGCCGAAGGTTCTGAAGAACCTCTTCAAGCGAGTTTATGCCGGAACAGACACACGGATAAAAAGCGTGCGCCTTGGCCAATTTGTTTTTTTTGCACATTCCTTTAAAATAGGACAGCGCATCGAATAAATTATTTGCATCCATATCTCTGTTGTAACTCCTGTGCCTCGCGGGCCTTCTCGTTCAGTTCGGTCAACGCCCGCCAGCAATCCATCTGCAATACTTCTCTCTCTTTAGTGATATCTCCGCCTGTCAATGCCCGGATCTCCGCATTGACGAGATCAAGCATATTGAGAGTTTCACCCTCCAACCGCTCCGGAGGACGGAACAGATAGGGAAAACATTTTGTAAAATGATTCTTAACCGATGCAATCCACAAGAACACGGACAGCAGTTCTTCTTCTGAAGGATTGAACCGGCGGGGATGCCGCCCTTGCCGGTCCACGTACAATAAAATTGCCATGGAACGCAGAAGAGCGTTATCACGCGTGTGTAAAAAGCCTTGATAATAATTCTCAATACTGACATACTCCTTAAACGGAACATCATGCAACCGGGCATCCACCGACCGGAACCTGCCGATCCGCCACAAGCAGAAAGGCGTGTCACCCGGACGCTCGATAAAGTCCAGCATGTGCAGGAAAGACTGTACCTGCCACGAATGAATAAAGAACCGGACCTTTTTCCGTCCGTTGCGAACAGAACAAACCCACCCGTCCTCCTGTCCGCTCAATACAGTGATCCCCAGCAGCCGGACAAAGATGTATGTCTTTGCCGTGACCGGATCGAAACGGGTCATGACATAACACACATAGCGCAACTGCCATTGCTCCAGCTTGTGCCACGCATCCGGCAGATGGAAGTTGATCAACCTATCCCCAAAAGTAGCAGGTGTCTTCTTTTTCATTTTTGTAGTATTCAAAATGTTTTACCTTATACGCATCGCTATCCTTATACGCCGGAAAATCGTCCGGACATCTCTCCAGCAGGTTAACCACATCCGCCAGTTCCACACGGAATGCCGGCAACTGCTTGTTGATCCAAAAACCTATCGCCCTACGGAGCGCACAAACCAACGGTATCTCGGCTTCAGCCAGTGACTTATACCGGATTTGTTCAAGCAAATGATCAAATAAAACTGCGGATATCTCGCGCCGGATATATTCTTCTGCCTCGCTGATTTGCGGACGAAGTTCGAGCAGATCAGTACGGATGGCTGCCGGTCGGCCTGCAAAATCACGCACATGGGCACCGGTATAGTAAAGGGAACTGATCACCAACCGGGCACAAACTGAGGAAGACCAAGCGTCATCACCAGTCATGCCCTCAATAATACAGTCCAGCGCATAATCCGCCTCACGCTGTATCTGCACGCGCAACGATTCAACCCGATCACGTGATGCCGGAGATATATTCTGGTTATTGACAATACCGAACCCCGTATCCGTCAGTATCAGATCCAGCCCCGGGATCGCCTGATAAAACGCATCAAGACAGATATAACGGCACACATTTTCTTTAACGGGCAGCGTATCCACATCCGTATCACTCCCCAGCACCGTGCCGAAGAGCTTATGTTCAGCCTGTTCAAACCGATCTTGTATCGCATCAAACACATACACGTTTGCCGAAGCGGCCGCAAAAACGACCTTCTCAAAAGTCTGTTTATCAATTATCATCTTCATCGTTGTTATGATTTATCCAGTTAGCTGTCGTCTTTTTGGCATCGGTATTCTGGTCCAGTGTCGTGAGCAGGATCATCGGCACATCCGGATAGACCTTCTCACCCCATCCGTTGTAATGAATCACCACATTATGCGGCGTGTACATCAGATCATGAAAGGCAATCTCAAGCGACTGCTTGAGAGTAAACAGCTCGCGCTTGTCAGAACCGGAGTTATTGGACTGTGACTTGCCCGGAGTGGCCCCCACCAGATTGGGATGAATATTATCACCATAACAGGTAATATTGGATGCCTCTTGAATGTCTTCAGACCAGTCGCCACCCTCTTTAGTCGTATCAATCACATTGATACGCACCATACGGTTCTCCTTGCCGTTAGGATCGATGTAATAACCGGTAATCCAGACCTTGCCGGAATTCTCGATGCCGGACACAAAATTTTTAATATTCTCTTTTTCTTTCTTGATGCGCTCCAGCTGCTTTACAGGCTCGGTTATGTGCTCTTCAGCCAACAGATTGGACCAAAAATCCTTGTGGACTTCAACCTGGTACTTAACCGTCGCATGATTCTTCAGCTTGGCTTTTTTCCCCTTACCAATCAACCGCTTGATGTCAAACCAGTCGCCTCGAAAAATAGAAGTATAGTTGGGTAACGGATAGTATCGGCAGCCGGGTGTCGGAAAACGGACCAGAATGGCAAACTTGCGGTCTTTGGTGGGTGGGGACTTTTTCCCGTCCTTGCCGGGTTCACGCCCCATCCGGACCTCAAGATCACCCAACGGGTCTTTTTCGTCAAGCAGCGGCAGCACCTCGATCTCATCCTCACGCAAGGCCGACTTCCGGAAGTTGCCATAGAAAACATGATTGATACGCCCCTTATCATCCGCCTTTTCAAACCGGCAATAACAGGCCTCCTTGTGCCGGAGCCTGACAATCCGGGAACCGTCAACAGACAGTATGATCACCGACACACAGAAAAAATAATACTTCATATCTGTCGCCTGTTCAAGCATGAAGGAGGGTATACTGTTATGCAGCATCCATTTTTTAATTTCCTTATCAACAGTCGGTCTGCCGGTATCATAGTCATTATACTTCTGCCCGGCACCGTAACAAGTAAGCACATTGAACAACTTGTTCTGAGACATCACCTCGTCAACCCCTATCAACCTGATCAGCTCATACGGCAGCCTGTTGTCAGCGCCCCAGTTCACGTATTTATAACCTTTCGCCCCCGGCAACGTCGTCGAGGACACATCTTCGCCATCCTCGTCAAAAACCGCCGAACTGTCCTCGACCGTCTCCATGGACGCCTGCACGCCGGATTTGCCTACCTCAAACACACCTGAAGGGATATACTCCAGCCGCACCCTGTTATTTGTCTTATTTTTCATAAATAAACCTCCATACCATTAATTGAAAACAATGTGATATCACGCAACCTGCGCGGCAGTCCGGAATTGGGACACTTGACCAGATGCGTGCCTCCCCGCCAATGGGAACCGATACAGACTACCCCCTTGTACTCAATGATGTCACCTGTGGACAGTTTCCAGACACGCAAATCAACCGGCTGTCCGGATTCCAGCAGCCGAATGGCATCAAGCCTATGTATTACCTTTATGCCCATATCACTCAAACGTATAATCAAATGTATTATCGAACACACGTCCGGCACGCGGCAACTGCAAGATATTGTGATTACGCTGCGCATACCGATAAGAGAATGTAAAGAACGGCAAATGATCCGGATCGTTGCTGCGCTTCGATTCCGACTCGGTGATGGTAACCTCCTTGCCCACTGTCGTACCGTCCAGCAGATAAATCTCTTTAGACCGGAACAAATCATCAAGCCACAACGCCATCTCATGTGTCAACACACCCGTATTGGCCTTGAACACCTTGGTCTCATCAATCCGATAATTACGGAACATGCCATTAGTGTAAGCGGTGGACCGGACGTATTCCGGCTCCAACGCATGAGTTCCAGTACAGTAAACCGTCTCCTGGCACCCGAAAGAATTGGTGAACAACAGAACCGGAGCGACATCGGGCGCATCAGGATCGAGTGAGAAAGTCTGCGTCCGTACTCCGGCATGAATAATATAGCGCACCAGCTCGAAGCCCGGTTTGACCAACAATTCGGGAGAAACTTCTACCGTAACGATCTTGTCCGTATCTGTCACCTGCCGCAAACTCACCTCACGGGTAGACAAACCGTCTTCGTCCCGGTAATAGACACAGGTAGCAGTCACAGGACATGCCTCAGTCGTGACCAGATGCACGAACTCCTTGCGCCCTATCGCCGTAATCTTCTCTCCCATCAGCGTGGACAAAAAATAGCCCGCCATAAAATCCGCAGCCGGCATGGAGGACTCCGCAGCACAGAACTGCACCGTAAAGTTTTTATTCTGTTCGGATGATCCGTCCGTTATCCGATAACTGCACCGTTCTATCAGGTTTGTTGCCAAATACGGTTCAATCAAGCCCTGCAAATCATTGATGGTTATCCGGCCGGAAGCATCCGGAATGTAAGTTTCGGACAGAATCTCTTTTTCTCCGACTGTCAATGAGAGAACAGCCTTATTCTGATCCGTAGCGAACACCAGCTCGTTCAGTCCGGAACTGAAGGCATAGGCCGGGATATCCTTTACTAAAACTATCATATAACCTTTTTTATTTCAAAAATAAGGCAAATACCACAACCTATAAAAGACAAGGACACCCTGTCTTGCAACAGAATGCCCTCTATGTAAAATGTATAAAAAATGTTTCTTATCGACGCATCATCATCCATTTGGGACGATTGTCACTGTCTACATGGATGTGATAGCCCGTATCACGCATCGTAGATGCAATATCATTCAAGGACAACTCCACCATATCAGACAAATCATCTTGAATATCTTGTGTGCTTTTCAACAACACACCATCACCATCGGGCTGATCAGCCGGAAGAAACGCCATCAGATATTCAATCAATACATATTCCTCTACACGAGATTGATTGGGAGTAGAATTATTTTTCATGATCCACCTCCTTTTTTACATACTCATTAAGGAACAGAGATAACCGGACCAGCTCCTCACGGCTGAGATTTATTTCATCATCACTTTTTGGTTTATATATCTGGTAACTCACCGTTTCATGATGTTCGCTACCAGTTTCAATCACTTTGGATATTATAAATTCATCTTTCATTTCATACCTCCTTCCAGCATTTTCGGGTCTGAAGCTTCACAGAAGCGGAACTCTCCACGTACAGGATAAATATAAACTATAAAAACTGTATTAAATTGATTCTTATCGGGATAAACTGAGATCTGTATGTGATTACCTCTTAAAACATCCACACGAAGCGGTTTGGTTCTTGGAAACTCTTCATCCAACATGGACGCTTTGGCACGAACAGCCTCAATAAAGGCATCACGTGACAGTTCATCAGGAATCAAGACATGAGCGAAAGTGGAAATCCATTTATTCATAGCCCTGCCTTTATTGTTGACAGACAGGTAAGTTTTGGGTTCATCAATAAAGAATTTCATCGTAGACCTCCTCTCTTGCAAAGATGTAACGACACAACAAACCAAGCCAGGCAAAGCAGGGCAGGAACCACGGACACACATGAGGCACATATCAATGCGGAGAATGAAAGACAGGCGTGACCCATCAATAACATTTGAAGATTGTTTATGGAAGATTCCATCACAAACGAGAACAATACGTTCTCAGAATTCAACCATAGAGTAAAGGCTGAATGTTCCGCAGACTTTGCGGATAATACAAGTTCGTTTCTCATTTTTGTAGTGCTTTAAAATGAAACAATATATTTATATAGGGAAAAGAAAAAGTTCCGCTCCCCGTTGCACTACACCTTGAGAAAGGCAGTGGGCGCATTAACGCTCCACACGGGACGGAACTATATGTATAGCCATGGACACAAAAAATGCCCGCAGCAAGATTATTGGCGAGCCTTCTCGCCTTTCTCAAATGTAGTGCGTCGCAAAGATGAGGATTATTTTTTAATCCACAAACTTTTGAAGAAAGTTTTTTGAAGGCAGCACATACCAATGCAGAAAAAGCCAAGGAGGCATGAGCCATAAGGCACACCTGACGGTTGGTAACTACGGATTCAAGAACACATGAGAACAATTGGTTCTCCTTTTCACACCACACACTGAACGTGGATTTTTTTGCCTCTGATACAGGCAAAGTAACTGTTTGATTTTTCATTTTGGAAGTCATTTAAAATGAAACAATATGTTGATTATTACGGGAAGGGAACAAAAAAAGTTCCGCTCCCCGTTGACTTCCACCTTGAACAGGCAGTGGGCGCATTAACGCTCCACACGGGACGGAACTATATGATAATCCATGGGCATAAAAAATGCCAACGGCTATGTTGGCGGTACTGTCCGCCTGTTCAAAATGGAAGTCATTGCAAAGATGGGGATTATTTTTTAATCCACAAACTTTTTGGAAAAGTTTCTTGAAAGCAGAACCTGCCAGTGCCATGAAAGCCAAGGAAGCATGAGCCATAAGGCACACCTGACGGTTGGACACTGATTCTTCAAGTACGGAAGAAAATAATTGATTCTCACGGTTCAGCCACATAGTTAGGACTGACGATTTGCTCACGACACTTATGTCGGTAGCAGGAATTGAAACTGTTTGTTTCATACTGTATCTGTTGGCATTTTAGGCAGAAAAAGAACGGCTGCCATTTCCCGTGTCGCCAAACAGATACAGATTTCCGCCCGAGAGCTAAAATTGTATGGGAAAGACAGCCGTAGATTTTGCAAACAAGTTGCGACTTCTACAATATCCTTTTATATGTACCATTTCCATGAATTCACGAAAATGATTATGTATAGGCATAAAAAAAGCCCATTAAAAACCATGAGCATTAACCGCGCTCTACAAATTTAATTAACAAACCTAATATTTACCAACTCAATAGAAATATCAATGTTTCCATTGTTTGTAAACAAACATCCCTTGTCAAAAAAGAATATATAAAAAATTAAACTAATAATCTTTTTTTATTTATCACGTCTATTATCTCTTGAAAGCCAATAGGTTTCATAATAATATCAATACCAAAACAATCTAATTCCCTTTTTTTCATTTCATCCTTTATCTTATTATTGCCTGTGATAATGACCACTCTTTTTAAAAGTTCTATTTTATATGTCTTAAAAGACTCAATTATCCCATATCCATCTAAATCACTTTTTTGAGCCAAACTAATATCAATAAATATTAGAGAATATTCCATTAATCTCTCATATTTTATATCCTGAGCCTTACTTATATTATGGTATATAAGTTCATTTCGAAAAGCCAAAAGATTTGCTGCTTCAAAAGCCATTTTTACCGAATAGTATTCATTTTCAATTATAAGTATTTGATTCTCCATTTTCTTCTTCCTTTTTTAATGGAACAATTAACGATAAGGATAAAACATCTATGTCACCTATTTTCTCTTTAGTCACTTGATGTTTTATATTTAATTCACTTATTATCTGTTTCATTATATATATACCATGAGTTGTTCTTCTTGTGATCTGTTGTCTATCATCTTTATTAAAATCACTAATCAACTCCTTTATCTCTCTATCAGAAGACTTATAATCATTCAAGAATTTTATAACCATTCCCTCATTTTCTATTTTTATCTGACACCATACATTCCCTTTCTGATATTTATACATGTTACCAATCCAGTCAGAAAAGAGAATATCAAGTCCATCAAAATTAGACAAAATTTTATATCTTTCTGTATCCTCTATGTTAAATTCTTCTATTTGGAAATTCTGTTCCTGAAAAGATTCATTCCACAACGCTCTTACCAAAGCAAAAATCTTCCCCACAGAATAAAATTCCATTTCATTATAACTAAATGGATTATTATCTTTTTCAAGTAAATAGTTAGCTTTAGAAATAATTTGCTCAAGTTCCTTTTGAGCAATCTTATTCTGTTGCATAATTATCTTATCCAATTTTTCTTTCATATCCTGAGAACTCTTATATCTCATATCAATTGTTTGAATTAAAGTTTTATAAGGGCTTAATCTATTTCTTATAAAATGCATAGTATTAACAGAACGCTCTACAAATCTAGCTTTATTTCTTAAATCTTTAATCGTTTCTCTTTTTATTTGACGAAGTTTTTTCTCATTATGAAGTACTTTTGCTATTCTTGTAAAGAACGTTTCTATTAAAAAAAGGACTCCAGACAATAATCTATAGACAGGAAGTCTTCTCTTCAATACAAGAATAAAAACATAATCTGTTACATCTTCTCCTTGTATAGATCTAACTGGATACACAATATTATATTCGCTTTTGTTTTTATCATATAAAAAATCTACATTATAAACAATCAAATTATTTTTCAGTTTATCTTCTTGTATAAGATTAGGAGAGATTTTGAATGTAAATGTAAAAATAGAAGAGTTTACAATATGCAATGTGCCATTTTCCCTAATCATACAAAAAATATTTTTTACATAATCTCTTCCTAAGAACTCGTTAATATCCGCTATTGCTTGATTATATATTTTATGCGGTTTACTCACAACCGTATAAAATTCATCCACATGATCCAGCAGTTTTTGCTGAAAGATGTTCAATTTCCATCTTAAAGCCGAATAATAATCTATAAAAAAAACACTCGAAAATGCAATAATTATAGACAAAACATCAATATCAGGATACACATATACAACATATGTCGCCATTGCATATAAAGACAGCAAGTATGGATTTCTTTTGGTTCCTGAAAAATTAATAGCATTAAAAATAGGCAAAAGAATAAACATTAAAGAAGTTATATCTGCATTATCCTTACCCCATATTGTAAATAGAATAAACAGATAATCACACAATAGTCTTAAATAATTATTCTTAAACAACAAATAATAATAGAAAGATATATACACTAATATTGCAACAATATAATACCAAAACGGAAATATATTAGTATGTACCAAAACAATAATTAATGCATAACATACACACAACAAACGAAAATAAATAGAATTTCGTTTTCGATACAAAGCATCTGCTAATTCATTAAGTCGCTTCATGAAAAAGTTAATTTTTGCATTATTTTTTGATATAAGAAATTACCCACAACAACAAAAGATAAAAATCTTACAATCAAATATACTAATACACTAAAACAATTTAAACATATTAATTTACATCCAATATCTAAATCAAAAAACAGGGCTAGTACGTTAATTATATGGTTTAAATAAAAATTAGAAGTTAATTCCGCATATTCTATCTGGTATAAAACCATACAATCACAAAAAGCAGGTAACAAAAACAAAAAAGTAAGTATAAAAACAAACATTATAGTAAGACACATTTTTAACAATGAATCCGTACAACAATATAAAATCCATAAAAAATAATTATGTTTTTGCTTATACAAATCTTTTTTTACATTACTTATTTGCTCATCAACCCAATCTGTCGGCTCAAATGAACTCTGCAAATGCCTTTTCACATACACGAGCAACTCCAATTGTTTATACTTATCAACATTATGAATACAACTTATAATTTTTTGTGAATTATACTCATCATAACCATAATCTTTATTTGCCCTACTTTTTAAATAGTACTTAATAAACTTCTTAATATCAATATATAATGGACATTTATAATCCTGACATTCGTATTGTACTTTTATACCTATTATTAGATAAATTAATTGTATCTTAGCCTCAGATAACTTTGTTTTATAAAACTTATCGTACAATTGTTCTAAATAATGTTCCATACAGCCAGATTTTTTGCAAAAATAAAAGAACTTATTTTTTTTACAGATTTTCAAATATAATATTTACCTAATCCAGAAAAAGTTTCATTTTCTAATTCTTTTATACACAAAAAGTTTTTTATTCTTTATTTTCTACTTATCCTCAAATCCGCAACTACGCGCCTATATGATACAGAAGCGAAAATAATCTGCATCGTTAGTAAAAAGGGGGCACAGTGCATCGAATGTCACCATAAAGACATATAAACGCCCCTTACCCCACCATGCGACTTGAGGCAATACGCAAAGTCACGACCATAAGTTGTCGGTGTTATCCAAAGTCATTCTGGAACACATCAGCATAAGCGTTGTTGCATGAATAGATATTCAGCACATACTGCCTTGATGTCCTGCCCCATTTGGCTGGCACAGAGATGAACTTGAAGACAAACGCCTTGATGCGGCTTGTTGCTTTGAGTCCGAACCTCTTCACGTCAAGCCTCGCCATGATGAATTTATAGAAGTTGCGTATGAGTGCCGTAAGCAGAAGAAACACCGTGTTTTCTCCCATGAAGGATTTTGGAAGCCTGTTCCAGCCGAATCCGTTATTCATTTCATCGAAGATGCGTTCCTTCCCTCCACGGAGGTTATAGAATTTGACAATCTCTTTCTCGGAAGACTCGTAGTCATTTGTAAGGATGCAGCGGTAGGTGTATTCGCCTTCCCACAGGTCAATCTCACCGTCAATTCGCTTCTGCCTTTGGATTACAAGACGGTATGCCCTCCCTTTCCATTTCTCAACAAGAATGGAGTTCAGTTCAAACTCAATGCCGCCCAGTTCCTCTCTCTTCCACCCTCTGAGTGCAAAGATGTCATCGTAGAGCGAACCGCAGCGGTTGGCGCGGATATAGAAAGTCATGCAATGCTTTCCGACCTCTTCCACAATTTCCTCTGAGCAGGATCCGCAATCTGCCCTGAAACGATTGACTGTCAATCCTTTCTGTTCAATCCTCTCAAAGAATCTCCTCAACGTGTCCTTCTGGTGGAAACGAACGTTAGTGTTGCCGTCGCTGTTCTCTATGCCGACAATCATGTCGCCAATGACAGCCACACCTGGACGGTACCCGAGAAACTTCTTGTATGTGGGTTTCGCATCAAACTTCTCAGCCTCTATGAACTGGTGGTCGAAGTCAACGTCATACCCCTCGCCCTCTTTCAGCTGCCCTGTGGACAATAGGCAATTGAGGAGCAGTGTATTCAGCATGTCTGCCGTGTTGAAGTCGTAGGTCTTGCCAGTGTCGGATGTGTAGGAAATGTTATCCTGGGTCAGTTCCTTTATGGCTCTGAGAATCGTGTCGGCACTGCATGTGCGAAATGTCGGATGAAGCGAGAGGTGGTACATCAGATGAGTGGTGACATCCTCTATGCATGAGCCGCCACAGAAATAAACGCTCATAAGCGAACGGATGATTTCGCTGTATTGATAACCATACAGCCTGCATCTCATACCGAGAGTTGAGTCGATTACAGATGAGAGATTGGAGTCAAATAGCTCCATTATTGAAAAAATTCCTCCAAAAGGAGAGAGTTTCTCAGATTTTATTGCTACCTTTACCATGTCTGTCGGGTTTGATACATATTTTGATTTGCAACACTAAGATAGGTGAAAAATCTGACATGGCAAAATCCTGAGCAACTTTTTGTTGCTCAGGTACTTAAAAAGTTATATTTGTAATAGTGTTGCGGAATTAAGGTTATCTTCACTCTCCAATTTAAGAACCTCTTCTTTTGTCATATTTCATCCTCCTCTATTTCAAGTAAGACATTAAGTTCCACACTATCCGTAAATCCATCATCAGGATATACAGTTTCTTTTTCTACATATTCAATCCCGTGAACACGTATAAATTTAGCGTTCTCTTCATCCCAGTTTGATTCTGTTCTATCTGTGAGCATAAATACATTGGCTGATTTAGGCATTTTTTTAAGCTTTTCTATAAGCTCTCCAACAGTTAATGTTTTCAT